CGTCCTCTAGTCACGATGCCCGCCGACCTCTATGAGCAGACCGTCGCCACACTCCGAGCCGTGTACGGATTCTTCGAATGGGTCGCAACCCATCCCATCGACCCGCCTCGCTGACGCCTCCAACGTCCCCCCACAAGCTCCAGCACCACCAACCCCCGACCGTGGCAACCAGCCACCCCAAGGGGGGTTCACATCGCTATCAAGTCCAGCCCAAGCCCCCCGGGTCGGTAGCGCTGTTTACGCGCCAACAAGTTTCGACCCGAAATTCTGGCCCCCACCAAGCCCAAGGAGGTGCGTGATGCCTCATGACCCCTTTGAGCGTGCTCACGCGCTCTTTCAAGCGCTAGTCCGGCTTTCAGAGCTACTGCGCGGCTCAGGAGAGCTGTTCTGATGGGTAAGCGTGGCCCGCAGGCAGCCCCGGCGGCGCTCCGGGTGCTCAAGGGCAACGGAGTGGACAAGGACATCGCCGGTAGGCCGGTGAGCCATGGTCCGAACTTTGACCGTTCGGCACCTGAGGCTCCCAAGTACCTGTCCAAGCCTGCCCTTGAGGAGTGGGATCGGGTGGTGGCTGAGCTTGAGCCACTGAACTTGCTCAAGCCAGGTGACTTCGCGGCGCTTGTCATCCATTGCGAGACATGGGCTCTCTGGATCACGAACCTCGCCAAGGTGCGCAAGGAAGGCAGCACGGTCCTGCACCCGGTGAGCGGCAGGCCGATCAAGAATCCGGCGCAGACGATCCTTGAGACGGCGGCTACGCAGTTCCGTAACAGCTGTCGCGAGTTCGGTCTGACACCGGCCAGTGAGCAGAACCTTGCGTCTGGCTCAGTACCGCCCAACCGCGATGAATTCGACCCATTCGCCGAGACCGGTTAAGCGGTATCGCGCCGCGTGGGCCGCAGCTGATCTCGAACAGCTGAAGCTCTCCCCGCAGGTGGCTGAGTTCCTGTTGGAGCACGGTTACAAGCCGCCGACCTGCCCGCCGTTCTTGAAGACCCCTGAGCCGCACAGTGTGCGGAATGCACGGTTCAACTGGCCACGGGTTGAGCGGGTGCTGGCAGCGTGCCGCCGGGTCCGCCATACCGAGGGACCGTTGGGTGGCCAGCCTTTTGAGCCGGACGTGTGGCAGGTGGCGTACATCATCTGTCCGGTCTTCGGGTGGGAGCGACGTTCACCCGATACCGGCAACTGGGCTCGGATCATCACCACCGCGTGGGTTGAGGTTCCGCGCAAGAACGGCAAGACCCTCCTAGCTGCGGCGCTGGCGTTGTACCTGACGGGCGGCGATCGGGAACCGGGCGCACAGGTTGTCTGCGGTGCGACCACACGAGATCAGGCACGTCACGTCTTCAACCCCATGCTCAACGTGTTGCGAGGGTCCCCCGCGTTGGCTAAGAGCTTCACCGCCCATCAGAGCAAGATCATCCACCCGGCCAGCGGGTCCCGCTTCGAACCCATCGCCAATGTCGGTGACGCGCAGCACGGCCGCAACTTGCACGGCGCAATCATCGACGAAGTTCACGTCCACAAGACGATGGACCTCATCGAGGCGCTGGAGACGGGTACCGGTAGCCGTGAGCAGCCGCTCGTCCTGTTCACCACTACGGCGGATGACGGCAGTGTGGACACGCCGTACGACAAGAAGCGTGGCCTCATCGAGCGCCTCGCGAATGGCGTCATCAAGGACCCGACTACATACGGGGTCGTGTTCGCGGCGGAGAAGGCGGACGACCCATTCGCCGAATCCACCTGGGCGAAAGCTAATCCCGGCTTGGGAAAGTCCCCCACTAGGCGTGACATGCGCAAGAAGGCGTTGGGTGCGCAGAACAGCCCCGAGGACAAGGCCAGCTTCCTACGTCTCCACCTCGGTGTGCGCTCGAACGAAGATGTCGCGTTCCTCGACGTGGCGGCGTGGGATGCGAACGCCAGTGTGGTGCTTGAGGACAAGCTCAAGGGACGTACTTGCTACGGCGGTCTGGACCTCGGATCGACGTCGGACCTCACGGCGTTGGCGTGGGTGTTCCCCGACGGTGACGCCTTCGACGTACTGCTGCGGTGTTGGACACCTGAAGCCAACTTGCGCCGGTTGGACGAATCCACTTCACGATCCGCTTCCACGTGGGTCAAGAAAGGTTGGCTGACGCTAACCCCCGGCAACGTCACCGACTACGACTGGATCAAGCACCAGATAGGTCTAGATCGGGACAAGTTCAACGTCAAAGAGATCGCGTTCGACCGTTGGAACTCAACCCAACTCGTCAACGACCTCATGAGCGACGGCGCTCCGATGGAGAAGATGGGCCAGGGCACGGTGAGCATGACAGCCCCGACCCGTGACTTGCAGAGGCTCATCCTCATCGGCACACCGGAGAAGCCGATCATCCGCCACGGCGGCAATCAACTGCTGCGGTGGCAGGTGAGCAACTTCAAGGTCGAGCGAGACGCGCAAGGAAACCTCAAGCCCGACAAGAAGAACCCCGGCCGCAAGATCGACGGCGTGGTGGCACTGATCATGGCGCTGTCCCGCGCCACGGCTGCCCGTGAGGCCGAGTTTGTGTCGGTCTGGGAGAACCCCGACACGACGCTGCTGACCGTCTAACAACCTACGAAGGGAACGGGTGAGCTTGTTCAAGCGACACCCGGCGATGAGTCATGCCGTGATGGTGAACCTGTACAGCGGCAATGCCATTCAGGGTGTCCTGACTCAGACCGTCGGCAACTACCTCGTCATCAAGTCAGCGATCGTGCACGAGCCCGGCCTAGAACCGGCCCCGGCCGACGGCGCGATCGTCCTAGACGCCGCCAACGTCGACTTCATCCAAGTCACCAATTGATGGGAGGCGGCTAATGGCGTTCGTTGTCTCCCGAGGCTCCATGCAAGCTCTAGCTCGCCTTGAACCTGCTACGCCGTCCCGAATCACCATCGGCGGATTCAGCCAGGACTACTTGGACATTTGGCGGAAGCAGTACGCCGTCCACACCACCGTTAACTTTCTGGCGCGCAACATCGCTCAGCTGGGCTTGCCGGTGTTCCGCCGCAAAGGGGACACGGAGCGGGAGAAGCTGTACGACCACCCGTTGGCGCAGCTCATCCGCCAACCAAACCCCTCCCAGACGCGGCATAGGTGGCTCGACGAGCTGGTCCACGACCTGGCCATCTTCGGGTGCGCCTACTACGCCAAGTTGCGAGAAGGCGACCGGCTCAGCCTCCAGCGGTTGGCCCCCTTCGCCGTCACCGCCAAAGGTGGCGGGTTCTACCCCGAATACTTCGAGTTCCGCGGCGCTCGCGGTATGCGCCCGTTCCCGGCAGACGAGGTGCTGTTCTTCCGCAGCTACAGCGGCGGCATGTCCGACGTTGGCGGCATCCCACCGCTAGAGGGTCTGCGGGACGTGTTGGAGGAGAGCTACTACAGCTCGTCCAACCGAAGCCAAGTGGTGCGCAACGGCGCTCGGATCACCGGCTACATCACCCGGCCACTTGAGTCGAAGTGGAGCGAGGAGGCGCGGGACCGCTGGCAGCAGCGCTTCAATGCCCTCTACACCGGCAACGGTGCACTGGCGGGTGGCACACCACTGCTGGACGACGGCATGGAGTTCAAGCCAGCCGCGATGACGCCGAAGGACTTGCAGTACATCGAGTCTCGGCAGCTCACACGCAACGAGGTGGCCAGCGCCTACCACATCCCTCCCCCGATGCTGGGCCTGTTGGAGAACGCGACGTTCTCCAACATCACTCAGCAGCACCGAATGCTGTACCAGGACTGCCTCGGTCCGACGCTCGACATGATCCAAGACGAGATCAGTTTGCAGCTCATCCCCGACATGCCTGACAACGACGACCTGTACGTCGAATTCAACTTCGCCGAGAAGCTGAGAGGTGACTTCGAGCAGCGGCAGGCAGCCATCGTCCAGTCGGTTGGCGGGCCTACCCGCACCGTGAACGAGGGCCGCGCGCTCGACAACCTGCCACCCGTGGAGGGCGGCGACGAGCTGATCAGACCTCTCAACGTGACACAGCCGGGTGACCACAACCCCATCCCGGCTGAAGAACCGCCACTGATGACGCCCACCACCCCTGTGCCCGCAGAAGAAACCGACGACGACGAGGGCGTAAA